AATCCAGGCAATACAATCATCTCGCAATAGCTCAGTTGGTAGAGCGACGGACTGTAAATCCGCAGGCCGAGGGTTCAACTCCCTCTTGCGAGACGTTAATCCATTCTTCTATGTCCCATCCAGGCCATACTTTATCTCCGATACGAATGATGCGCATATCCTCTTTTACGAGAAAGATGCTATGACATGGTGTACAATAAACATCTTTTTCATTAGATGTTCCAAACAAGATCAGGTTGCCATCTAGGATATCTTGTAGTGCGTTAGAATGATCACCGGGAGACCAATAATTCATTTGATAAAGGATGCCAGATATATCGGTGAGCTTGTACGTTTGTTCACTTAAGCCGCGAGGCCCGTCTACTTTACGACCTTTGGAATCTTTAGGAAGTGGAAACGTAGGGAGAATCATTGTACATTCATTAGATAAAACAGAATTCAATTTTTAATCTATGAATAGAGTATGGAAAACGATGACCTTGGACCTCCACCTAACACTCCCCCACCACTAGTACGTAATGATGCAGAACCACCACCAGAGAGGGTAACCATAAATGGAAATATTTATCCTGTAATTTATTTGCAATTAGAAAATGGTAATTATACAAGAAATGTAGTAATTAATCAGACAAATTTACTAATTACAAGTGATGATAATGGTCAAAGAGTTACTATAGATGGTGTAGTAACACCTGTTACACCTTTTAATTTAGCTGCTGCATTAAATAATATGCCTCAAGTACCTGGTCCGGGCGGACGCAGACGTTCTAGACGTACCAAACGCTCCAAATCTAGACGTTCCCGAAGGGTTTAAAGCCATCATCCTACTACAGTAAATGCGAGCCATTACTAAACTCATGATGGAACGTACCGTGTTTGACTCTGACGCTCCACGTATCCAGGATATAAACGCCACTGTAGATAACATTTTACAGTTTGATTCTGAAAAGGTTCGTATTCATCCATTGGATGGAAGACGTGTGATGCATGCTTTGCGTTATATACGATCTAGACTGTAACAAAATTGAATTAGAAGATTCGTCACTACCATTAAAATGGACGTTACGACTCAGACCAAACTTACCCGCGAGGAATGGAACAGCATTGAGCTTCCCGTACCTACGGAAGAGTTATCTATTCTACAATTTATTCAGCAAGGATTTCATGACCCTACGCGTAAAGAAAACGCCATGAAATCCATGTATACCTATTTAAAGATTGACCCCAATCCTGCATTAGACCATTATTTATGTCAAACCTTTACGTCCATTCCCATGAAAAAGACGACCATACCTCTGAAAAAAGCTGATCAAATACGTATCCAATCCAAACAAGTACCCGATACGGTTTATGAAAAAGTCTTGCTTTCCCTCTGCGCCAAGGGAGAATTCTTTCACATAGAATGGATGTTACGTCTTGCCGTCTCCAAACCCAACCCGTTTGTCATCGCCTACGTACGCGAGTGTTTGGCCAAGCATACACCAGACATGGTACAATGGACGAAAGATGCCGTCCAACTATTGGAACGCAACCCTTACGTTTCCTTTAAAGATCGTGAGCTTTACGCTCATCAAAAACAACTCTTCAAGGTAGCAAAGGAAGAGGGTCCGAAACTTATCCTGTACGTAGCCCCTACGGGTACTGGAAAGACAATGTCACCGATTGGTCTTTCGGAAAAGTATCACATTATATTCGTGTGTGCAGCAAAACACGTAAGTATGGCGTTGGCGAAAATGTGTCTCTCGCTTCAAATCAAGGTGGCATTTGCCCTTGGATGTAAAGGCGAAGAAGATATTAAACTGCATTACTCTGCAGCGATTGATTATGTAAAGAATAAGAAAACGGGCGGTATCGCGAAAGTAGATAACACGAATGGTGCCAAAGTAGAGGTAATGATTTCCGATGTACAGTCCTACTTGTACGCCATGCAGTACATGTTACGATTTCAACCGAAAGAAAAGGTATTACTCTACTGGGATGAGCCGACCATTGCAATGGACGTAGAGGAGCATCCGTTGCATCCGATTATCAGTCGTATGTGGAAGGAAAACGTGATTCCTAACGTGGTCTTGTCCTCTGCAACTCTACCGGTGATGGATTATAGCGCCTTTACTACATCTACTATCTATACCATTCAGAACGGTGAATCTAACAAGACGATTCAATTGGTGAACCCGAATCATCAATTGATTCTGCCTCACCATTTACCATATGAAGAGATGCCAAAGGTAGTTGCGCATTTAGGAGCACACGGTGATCTCTTGAAATATGTAGATTTGGGATCGGTGGTTGCCTTCTTGAAGGGACGTACACCGTTTACAAAAGCATCCGAGTTGACGATTCCGGCAATCAAGCAGTACTATGTCACCCTGTTGGCAACCATGACAAGGGAAGAGTGGGAAGCCGAACAAAAGAAGCGGATCGTCGTGCCGTCTACCATTCGGTTTTGTTCAGAGGATGCATGGACATGTAGTTACGGACCAACCATTTATATAGCGGAAGATGTACAGAAGATTGCGTCGTACTGTTTGAAAACGGCGGCGATACCGGCGTCAATCTTACAAGAGTTGACAAAACAATTATCGTACAATCAAAGTTTATCGGAAAAGATGGGTCAGTTGGAAAAAGATTTGGAAGATCGTAATAAGGATTCAGACAAGGAGAAGAAAATGTCAGACAATCGTGTTTCGCCAGAAGTGAAAAAGATACAGGAAGAGTTGAAGCGGTTACAAGCATCGGTGCATACAATTGCTCTGCCAAATGGCTATGTACCGAATACATATGATCATTTGCTCAGGTATGACGTGTTGGAGAAGCAAGCAATGGCCTTTACGTCGGATGTGGATGCGTCAACCATTGAAAAAGTATTGACGACGGATATTGATGCCTCTTGGAAAGTCCTTTTGATGATGGGAATTGGTGTCTTTTCAGCAGAAGCACCACCGCGCTACATGGAATTGGTGAAGGAACAGGTGATGAAGCAGAAAATGTATGTGGTGTTGGCAACGTCGGATTACATTTATGGAACGAATTATCAATTTGCGAATTTGTATTTAGGCAAGGATATGCGATTAAGTCAAGAAAAGTTGATCCAGACGTTGGGACGTGTTGGGCGCGGGAAACAGGTGCCGTATTCCATACGATTTCGTGATGATGCTTTTGCAACGGTCCTGTTTACACCACAAGAGTCACCGGAGGCGAGAATCATGTCACGTTTATTTTCCTAATTAATAGTAGAAAGTAGAGTAATGAGGATCCTCTTTATTGGTGTACCTGTAGTAGAGATTGGGCAAGTCTCTACAGTGGGAACGGATTTTGAATATGTAGTCACAAATACGTTGGATTTACCAGAAATAACGTATCGTAAACTAATTTTTTACTATGATAACAAGTATCACCGATTGTTTACGATTCCCAAAGAAAAAGTTTTGTTGGGAAATGCACCAGCTTTTTTGAGTCATTATCAAACCTTTGACACGACCAAACCCTTGGCAGAGGTGATACGTGAGGACATACAGATGCATTTAACACAACTAAGTGAATTAATATCCATGCCAAAGGATCACGTTGCTTACTTGAAACGATTAAAAGAGAGTGGATTTGAACCAAAGGTGATTTATGATATTGGAAGTTGTGTGTTGCACTGGACAAAGGCAGCGAAAGAGTTATGGCCAGAGGCAACGTTTATTTTATTTGATGCATTTGCAGAGGCAGAGTTCTTGTACGATGGGTATGATTATCACATAGGTGCCCTTTCTGATGAAGAAAAGGAGGTGAACTTTTATCAGAATGAATTTTTTCCTTGTGGAAATTCGTATTATCGTGAAATTGGCTCGCCTGAAAATTATTTTCCAAAGAATAATTCTATACGTAAGAGAACATTTACATTGGATAAGGTAGTCAAGGAAAGAGGATTCCCGTTACCTGATTTCATCAAGATTGATGTACAGGGATGTGAGATAGATATTTTAAAGGGAGGAATGGAAACGGTGAAGCATGCGACAAGGCTTATCGTAGAGTTACAACATATGGAATATAATGAGGGGGCGATGCAGGCATCAGAATCGGTACCGATTATTGAAGAAATGGGATTTAGGTGTGTAGATCCCATGTTTACGAATGCAGGACCGGATGGTGATTATGGATTTCTAAAGGTATAGTATGGATGATTTAGACGACTTAGGTCCACCACCGCCACCACCAAGATTAGTACGTACTCAACGTGAATATCCAATGCGTCGTAGACCATCTACACGATTGCCGGGTGATGATATGGTTGACAGTTTTATGGAAAGATCTCCACGTGAGATATTTTACAGGACGCATGATATAAATGCGCCATCGTGGTGGGGTTCCATACCAAAAAAATTTAAGACAGATGACTTTTGGAAACACATGTTTGCACAACCCGATTTTTTCTTAACAGAGGAAAAAATAGATCCAGAAAAAAGGGACGCTATTGATACCATCATGGGGTTACTTTCCATTGGATACAAGGGAATGTATGAAACTAGACGCGGGACACAACCTTTAAAAAATCCTTTACCGAATGTAGTTAATGTTGACTTTGTGAAACATTATTTGAAAAATGTTACCCCCTTACGATTGACGCCCGAAGATCGTTATAGATTTGAAATGATGATTATGAATTATTTCATGTTTGCGCCTATGGATGCATTGCAGGGTTATATAGATAGACTTACAATACGTGGTGGAAAGACCAGAAGAAAAAAGACACGCAAACATAAAACCAAAAGAGTTTAAACCCTTCCTATCTAGTACTGTAATGGCTCTCATTCAAGAATATTTTGAGCTCAGTCACAAGTATCAACAAGAGTATGGTAAACATACCATTCTCTTGATGCAAGTAGGCTCCTTTTTTGAAGTCTACGGCAATAAGATCCATCGCATCATTGACGATTTTACACGTATCTGTGAACTAAACATTGCCGATAAGGGTGCCTCTCAAATGGCCGGCTTCAAAGACATGCAACTAGAAAAATATCTCAAGAAAATTCAAGAAGCATCGTATACAGCCGTTGTCTACGTACAAGACGAATCCAAAGCTCGTAAATTAGCCGGTGTCTTTTCACCCGGCACCTACTTTTCCGATTCACCTACGTTGTCCAACCATATTACGTGTATTTGGATAGATCAGGTGAATCGTCTCTTTCCCAAAGGGAAATATGTAGTGGTGGGTGTTGCCAGTATTGACATTTATACTGGTAAATCATCTATCATGGAGTATACCGAAGAGTACCTCATGAATCCAACCACTTTTGATGAATTAGAGAGGTTCATTTCCATTACGAATCCAAGTGAAGCCATTGTGATTTCTAACCTTGGTCTCGGCGAAATAGATAAAATCATTCATTATGCAGGAATACAATGCGATTTAATCCATCGTATTCCCATTACAAAAGAAGAAACGGTCATCATGAAGAGGGTACGTAACTGTGAAAAGCAAACGTATCAACAAGAAATGTGTACCTTTGACATTTCAGAACATCCCATTGCTACCCAATCCTACTGTTACCTATTAGACTTTGTACGTCAACATAATCCTCATTTAACGCATGCCATGTCAGAACCCGTATGGGAAAATCCAAATCGTCTCGTGTTAGCCAATCATACCTTGAAGCAGCTCAATCTCATTGATGATGGTGCCGTAAAACCTAGTAAATATTCGTGTATTTCATCCATGTTGAATGATTGCTCTACACCCATGGGAAAACGCGCTTTTCTTCATTTATTATTGAATCCCATTGTAGACCCCATTGTGTTGCAACGCGAGTATGACATCATAGAACATGTCATGGATAAAACTATTTCATTACAAATCAAAGACTTGTCTAAATGGGAACGTAAGCTCTTTTTGAAGAAGACGACGATTACTTCCTTTGTTACATTGAAACAAGATATGGAAACGGTAAAACGCCAACTAGTAGATGAAGTAGAAATGACCTATTTGCGTCACTTTGATGAAAAGATGGACAAAGTATTCACCTACTGTGAAGAGATACTACAATTTATTGATTCGCATTTTGAAGGTGAATCTATCCGTACAGGTGTAGACGAAGAGTATGATCGGCAACGAACACGGCTAGAAGAGGCTGAAACACGATTGTTCGCCATCCAGAAACAATTCAATGAACTCTTGGAACAAAAAGAAAAGAAAAAGGCAGACTATGTCAAGGTACATGAAACGGAAAAGAATTCTATTGGTCTCATCTGTACAAAAAGACGCGCTGCTCTACTTCTCAAGATGACACCTCTGACCACGGAAGTACAAAGTGGATCCAACGTGTACTTGCTGAATCCAGAGATTCAAACCTTGTGTAAAACCATTACCACGCTACGTACGACGATAGAGAGAGAAAAAGAACGTGTCTTTTGGATGATTGTAGAGCGTATGGAAGCGTACCAATCCAAAGTAGATACCATCATTCTGTTTGTCACGCGGTTAGATCTCATGTATACGCGTGCTGCCCTTGCCCGTCGCTACAAGTATTGCAAACCTACTTTGGTCCATGCAGAAAAATCCTTTGTAGATGCCAAGCAGTTGAGGCATGCGTTGATTGAACAATTACAAACGAACGAACTGTACGTGACGAATGATATTGAGGTTGGAAGGGGTACGGATGGTATTCTACTGTACGGAACGAATGCCGTTGGAAAAACGAGTTTTATACGTGCATTGGGTATTGCAGTGGTGTTGGCGCAAGCGGGTATGTACGTGCCGTGTACATCCTTTCACTTTAAACCGTACGAGGCACTCTTTACGCGAATCATTGGAAACGATAATTTGTTCAAGGGTCTTTCTACGTTTGCGGTAGAAATGTCTGAATTGAGAACCATTTTGAAATTGGCCAATCAAAATAGTTTAATTTTGGGAGATGAATTATGTTCGGGTACAGAGACGCAAAGTGCCATTAGTATTTTTGTAGCGGGTATTCAACAATTTCATCGTGAAAAGAGTAGTTTTTTATTTGCAACCCATTTACATGAAATTGTAGACTATGAAGAGTTACAACTAGATACGGTGAAGATGAAACACATGTCCGTCATCTACGATAAGGCAAGTGGCGTACTCGTCTACGATCGCAAGTTGAAGGATGGACCGGGCGATAACATGTATGGACTAGAAGTGTGTAAATCGTTAGCACTACCGGATGAATTCATTGCTTCAGCCTATGCGATTCGTCAAAAGTATAAACCGGATTCTATTCTTTCTCTGAAACCATCACGTTATAATGCAAAGAAGTTGCTCGGTGCATGTGAACAATGCGGAAAGCCTGGTAAAGAAGTACACCATTTACAGTACCAGGAAGATGCCATAGATGGATTTATTCATACGGCGGATGCCGTGTTTCCAATGAATCATTTGGCTAATTTAATGTCCTTGTGTGAGAAGTGTCACGATGTGATTCATACAAAAAAGACGCGACTGAAAAAAGTAAAAACATCTAAAGGAATAACACACATGAATGTATGAACCTATATATACTATGGTTTCAAGGTTTTGATAAGGCACCAGACATTGTCCAATGGTGCGTTTATTCTTGGAAACGATATAATCCTACGTGGAACATTGTCCTACTAGACAACCATACTCTACAGGATTATGTAGACTTGTCCAAGATATCTTACGATAAGGATATACAGTTGTGTCATTTGGCCGATATCGTACGTATGGTATTGCTGCGTGATCATGGAGGGCTATGGGTGGATGCGACGGCCTTTTGTCACAAACCATTGGATGATTGGTTACCGGCCTACATCATCCGTGGTTTTTTTGCTTTTGAAAAACCGTATCCCTACTTGATGTTATCTAATTGGTTTTTGTACGCTGAGAAAGGACATCCTCTGGTGACGCAATGGTGTAAGGAAACACTTTATTATTATCAAACACATGGTAAGGTCCAGACGTATTTTGAGCATCATTATTTATTTGAACATCTATACCATACCGATGTAGCGTTTCAACACGAATGGGATAAAGTACCCAAGTTATCTATACCTCATACCATCATGATTCCGGATTTTTTCAAGACGACTGGACGAAAAGATATTGATTCCAAGAGGGTTCCCGTCTATAAATTGAGTTATAAATGTGAGTTTCCACCTTATGATCCACGCATGAACATATACTACCTCTACTCTACCTTGTAGGGGCAAGCCCCTACGACCCCGTTATTAGTAGGGGCAAGCCCCTACGACCCC